TCGTCTTGGATCTCGTCCACAATTTTTTCAACTGCCTGCTGATCTAAAACTTGATTGTCGTCCATCTATTGAGTTCCTTGAATTCTGGTTTTTCTCTCGTTAATGCCATTATACCGTAACCGACAGCGGTGGTTACATGTTGAAATCTTTTAGAGTCGTCTTCAATATATTGTCCGCCTTTTTTCAAAGACGCTCTTCTCATTCCTTCGTCCACCGTTGGGGCTGTTCTGTAGACATAGAGTCTCACCTTTCCTTCGCTGTTCAAACAGTATGCGTTAGTTCTGTTATGACGCGCGCGCAATGGTGGATTTGCTTGTGGTACATCGAGCTCAAAAATAACCCCAGTGCCGTCTTTCCTTCTATAATTTGAAAGGAAGGATTTAATCTGGTCGTAATCGCTATGAATGGAACGGGTATCTTTACGCTTCCCAGTGGCATCTCCGTGGACTTTAAAGCGATAAGGTCTTTCAAAGTATCCACGATTGGCAAGCTCATCATAGACGTCCAAAGTCCTGCCGGAGTCCAGAATCACCTCATCAAAAATGTGGAATTGATCACCTACATACTGAAAGAGGCATGCCGACATGGGTTTGTTCTCTCCGATGTTAAAGTCATGAGAGATATGGACGGGGAAGGAAGGATTTACTTCGTACAGAGTTTCCTTAAAGTTTTTGTCTCTTGAGTACTGGTGATAAATAACCTCTGCCTGAATATCGATCCACTCACCATAGATCATTCGTCTGACTGTTTTTGGGTCTAACTCGCGCTTTAGAAGCTCAATGTACTGAGGAGAAAGAAACGGATTGTCCTCTGACCTTGAGTAGTAGACGTGTTTTGTATCACTTTTATTGATCATGAAGTGTTTATAGACCCAGTGACCTGGCGAGTCTGGGTTGCATGCAGACATAAGAAATGATTCAGGAACGTGAGGAAGTCTGCCGATTCTCATTAAGAATTCGTTGTAGAAGGGCTGGAAGCGTTCGTCATTTTCTGTGAGCTCTTCAATCGCTCCTGCAGAAAGCTCAAGTGAGCGAAACTTTTTAAACTTTTGATCGTGCCAAGACCTCGAAATTATTTCTGATCCATTGCAGAAGCTTATTTTTGATTTTACTTCGTTGTGCTCCCAATGAACGCCCTCTTCTAGTCCTTCGGCGCCGTCCAAGTGATCGAGAACTCTTTGAAGAATTGTTTCCTTGAGGTCTGGCATCGTAAGTCTTCCAAGACAGAATCTTGACTTCGGATAGAGAAGAACATGGGTCAGAGCAATGTGAGCCATGAGAATTGACTTTGCGCTTCCAACTGACCCAGAAAGGAGGATTTCTTGCGTTCCTCTCTTGTAGTTATAGTTTTGTCTTACATCTGTGATGACTTGGTATTGGTATGGAATTCTCGTGGGATCGAACTCAGAAAGTGATGGGACAGACCCGTCAGACATCCGACTTTGTAACCACGAGTATTAGGTTTTCATTTCTAAGCGCCGCTATCTTCGTAACTGCGGCTGCATCTTGCTCAGAAAGATCAAAAGACAGCCGCCACCCGTTATCCACTAGTGTCGTCGCCTTAACAAAAACACACCTAAAAGCTATTCCGTTTTTTTCTTCATCCATGATTTTAAATGGCTTTCCTGATTTTTTGTCAACTCTTGACTGGAAGTTTGTAGTTAAGGTTGATCGTAGCGTTCGGGATTTCAACTTTGTGCTTAGAAGATTGATCTAAATAATTCTCTCCTAAATGTTTAAGAATCATTGGGTTTAGTCTTTCAGCGCTTCTGACTTGAAGATCAAGTAGTTTGCGTCGGAACCTCCCCTGACGCTGAACCCGGAATGCCGCAAAGCTAACGTCTGGATATTTCTCACGAACTCGGCGCTCGCATGTGTCTACGCTGCACCCCATTATGTAGGCCACATCTTCTCGGCTTAGGATATCGGGGTATTCGCAGAGCTTTTCGAATTGCTCCCAGTCAAAATCGATCATAAAAACGTGCTCCTTCAAGCAGGTTTGTGGTCACCTTCGTGATCCATTTGTTTTTCTATTTTATCAACAATTCTAAGACTATAGTAAACAACGGCTTGCTTAATGAAAATGTCTAGGGCTTCCCTTGATTTGACATACCCGGCGATATCTAGCTGGTTTACTCTCTCGTGTAATGCCTTAATGAAGTGTGGCCATCTGTCGCGATGCATTAGGGATCTTAATATTGGTTGGTGTGTTGGTTTTATAAATGCTTCTTTTAGGATTTTTTCTGCCGTCCACTGAACTGTTTGAAGCATGATCATAAAATCTCTCTAATCGAATTCTAGGAGCTTACAGGGCTAGTGGACAAGTTCATCGTCAGCCTTAAGCTCAATCTCAATATGTTTATTGTTTTTAATTAGCCATGTCACGAATCCAAGGATCGTTGCGCGGAACTCGTCTTTACCCACAACACCAGAATGTAATACATTTAGAGCCTCAAGCCTTATCGCTCTCCACTCCTTTGGTCCCATTTCGTAAATGTTGACAGCAGTAGTCTTCATTTCTTCTTTGTGACCGGGTTGGTCGCGTAGGTTAGTTCTGCTATTTGGGTTACAAGTGTTCTGCATTTTAAACAAAGTCTGATGAAGCGTCTTGTGGTTCTAAAAATTCTTTCACAATCTGGGCCCAAACAAACCCTAGCAAATGATTCCTTTTGCTTACGTTTTTTCCTGAGCCCAGACTGAGATTTCATTCAATTACTTTTTCTTTTTAACTTTTGCTTTAGCCTTTTTAACTGGCTTAGCTTTTGGTGCTTTACCGTACATATTTTTGCTCACTTTCTACGTCGATTAATTTCTACGTGTGAGTAATTACAAATCGGATCAAAATGAATTGCAAGACTATTCTAGTGGAATCCAGTGCGGTCCATACTCTGAAATGAATCCAACACCGCGTGTCCAATTAAGCTCTTTCACCGGGGTGTATGTAAAGCATGGTTGGGATGGATCTCCAAGGTATCCACAATCTAGTTCCCACAGAAATCTTCCGTCTGGCATTTTTGTATAAAGAAGCTGTCCACGATGGAGGTGTCCATGAACTACATTTGTCTGAAGTTTTGCCCTGTGCTTTCCTGCACTAGTAAATCCATGAATGAAGGAAATACCGTCCTGAACAAATGGTTCTCTTGGGTTTTGAAATGTTTCAACACCAGGAAATTCAAAGAATTTATTTAGATTAAAAAAAACCTCAAGCTCGGGACAATTAGATTCAATAACCCTTTTCATGGGACGGATATCGTGGTTTCCAATTAGCTGAACGCACCTCGCCCTGGGTGCCACTCTTTGAATGGATTTCCAAAACTCCTCAGCCATCTTTCTGCCGAGCTGAACTTCATCTTGAACGCTAATGTTAATTCTGGAGCGTGGAAACTTGGAGAACGAAAAAAAATCAAAACTGTCACCGGCTTGTACAATCACCTCTGGTTTTACTGTCTCAATGAATTGATAAGCCATCATAAGGTGTTCTGTGGACACCCAAGGAAGGTGAAGATCCCCGATGATTACCGTTCTTTTAAATTTTGGCATATCAAACGGGAGTGCTGGTTTAACTTTAATTAGGTCTTTAATGTCGCGGGTAAAATAAGATTCTACTTTTTGTTTTGTTTTTTCTTTTGAAGAAACCTTATCTATCCCCGCTGCTTGTAGCGCGTAAGTGAAAAGTCCAAACTCTCTTTCAATGTCGTGCCTAGAAACTCCGTAGTCCTGGAGCTCCTCTCTTTTGGGTGCGCGACCAAGATGACTTGCTATCTCTTTTAATCTTGAGACCAGTTCATGTTTTTTGTCTGCCACTTAATGAAAGTGTAGCAGTTAAATAGAGCGTGAATATTATTCGCCGTCGTTCTCAAGGTCGTCAGCGATCATCATGAATACGATTGCCCCGAAGAGTAGGGCCAGAATCGGTAGATTCACCAACATAATTATATTTTACCTTCGGAACACAACTCATTGTCTGCGAGTTAGCGTCTTTAAAAAGAATGTGGCAGAACGAATCAGTCATCTCACATGTCCAAATAGTGAGCTTCCCTCTCACCACTCTTTGACAATTCACAGGATCTAAATCCTTTTTGTTTATGTGGTACAAGAGAAAGGCTCCAGAAACTGCGGAGATGCACATAAGAAAAACTACAGAAAGAATTCTACTTATCATTACACCTAGAATCGCAAAGACTCCTATGAATGAAAACTTCTCTGTCTGCTTTGATCTGTAATTGCCTTGCCCCGTTTTCTGGCCTGGTAAAAAAGGTAAGAACAATTTTCTTCCCATCAACATGAAGAACTACGTTCATTCCATCGTTAATCGTTAGGCAAAGACCGCGATCTCCAGAGCTCATTTTTGGCACCAATTGTGTGGAAGCTTCTTTTCTCCAAAATATGGAACAGCAAGTTTCTTTTTTATTAACTCATCAGCCACAGAAACCCCGTCTGCATAGATATCTGCAAGTAGCCTAAAATACTTATCCCGCTCCACGTGCTCAATCTCAACCATCTTTGCTTTTGAAATAAGAGAAGAAAGGAAGTCTCGTGCTTCAATCGCGCGCTCTTTCTCGCAAGGAGTTTCTCCGCGAAGCTCTGGGGTATCAATTCCCTTGATCCTGACGGCCATGTCAGAAAAGACACTTGGATAACCTGGGATGTAAATTAAGACCGTGTCCCCGTCATGAACTTCTTTAATTGCGATTTCTTTAACAATGGCTTGAGAAATATTTGCAACAAGCAATATAGAAGCGGCAATGAGGACTTTAGCCATGTGTCCACTTTGGCCCAATTACATTTTTTTGCAACTCATTTTATCCTGTAATCATAGGAGCGACGATTTATGAAAATTCACAGATATGGTCCGCGTCATGTTTACCTAAATATTTTTGGCTATTGGCTGAATATTTTTTGGTTTGTCCGCTAGTCGTCGCTTCGGACAGGGAGAGTCACACTCCTTTTAAAAAACTCTTGGGTGGCTCTCCTAAAAATTTTAGAAACGCATGTTTCACATAACCTACGGTTTGTTGGTTCTATACTTTTACTGCTTCCCCATCGACGACAGTGATGGGCCTGAAATCTGTAGAGATATATCCCTTTCTGTCCGTCACTCGTTCGCTGATAGCCATAAGTTGAAACGGTCCAAGCATCGAAAATTTAATGTGATATTCCAACAGTGCCAATGGCATCTCTTCTGGGATTTCATAAATATCGACACGGCAATCAGCCCAATCCCTTCCCGGATGCTGAATTACAGCCGCCACCCGCTTTAATTTTATTTCTTCACTCATAAACTAATCCAATCTTTTGTTTCACTGAACCCTATCTGTAAAATTACCTGACGTCAGTCTCGAAAACGCCCTGCGCGTTCAGGACCCCCTTCCACGCTTCTACTGCATCCACGAGTTCTCGGACTTGATCTCCAATGGGTTTATTTTTTTTATCTGCTTCAGCGGTAAGCCAATTAATAAATGACTCTATGTCTGGAAGTCCTATTTCTTTAAGCGTTCTGTCTTTGTATTTCTTCCCGAAGGTAACTCGATAGTTTTCTGGATTAGAATCAAACTGAACGGTTCCGGCTCTAGGAAGAGGAGAGTCAGCGAGTTTAGACAAGTCATCATCATGTCCTTCGTCAAAATCTGCCAGAGCCCACTGAGTGCCGTAACCCACCAGCGCGAGGGCTCTTCCAATGGCTTGGCTTTCAGCCTTCTCAACCATGTTTTGAAAACTATTTGTCTGCTGCCTGTGTGCAGAAGCAATAACGTTTCCTTGTTCGTCTTTAACTATTGCCTTTAAAGTGGCTTGTTTGTCAGAGATAGAAATAAGTTCAGTTTCAATTCTCCACGTTGGTCTTTCCTCTCTAAACCACATGACACGCCACGCGGCTTCTAAATAAAGCTTTCCTCTTATGTCCCTAAGCGGAAGCTTCGTCCCCTTCGGTGTTATAAAAAATTCTTCTTTCATTTGTATTACCTCCTTTGTCGGGGTGCCCGAGCTCTCTGCAATTCCTATTTTTGGGGGTAATCGAAAACAGCCCAGGCTCCCCTCTCTCTGAGAGAACTTGTTTACAAATGTGTTACGTTAAAGTAAAAGACATTCGTATGAAGCATAGAAAAAAGAATCGCAAAGAAGCGTCAATGACGATTCGATGGCCTGAAGATGTTCTTGTTAAATTAAGATTTAAAGCCAAATCAAAGGGAATTTCTTTAGCTAAACTGATTAGACTTTCTGTTTACAGTAAACATCCAGCAATCGTAAAAACACACGAATTCAGCTGAAATAATTAAGTTTTCATTGCGGTGCCCCGGTTGATTTGACTGGAAAAATAAAGTCAACTGGGGCTAATCTTTCGTTCGGATTAGAACGAGACATTTCTATTTCCAATTCTGGAAAAAGTCACTCGTTTAAAAATAGAAGAAAAAAGGGGGATATGTGGGCGATGGGGTTTCCTTGTTGGCTTTCGAGCTATTCGTTGGTCTTTTAGAAGAAGAGGGCACGGTCTTGGAGTTCGGGCCAAAAATCGAACCAGGCACCCTGTGGGGTTCGGGCGGTTTCCAGTGGGGGGAACTTAACACCACAGCCAAAATTAAATTCATTAAACTGCTCGGACGAGCAATTGCGGAAGCCAAAGAGATGGAAAATGGCACGGCTTAGCGTTGAAGAAAAGTGGTGGCATGACGACCGCAGGTTTTCGCTGGCCGATGAGCTCGGGAGCACCCATGCTGCAGACGGTCTAGCCATAGAGGCGTGGAGATTGTCGCAGTCATTTTGGGGTCACGGCAGACGTCTCGTGCCTGTTTTTGAGTTCAATAAGATCCAAAATAGTCATCTGTTGGTGAAGCATAATCTTGCAAAAATCCAAGGAAAAGTCGTTTATATTCGCGGGACAAAACAGTGGCATGAATGGTACCCAATGCGCATCGCGTCTTCAGTTAAGGGCGGAGAATCAAACAGAAAAAGGTCAAAGCAAACCGATAGCCAAACCGATAGCCAAAGGGGGAGCTCTATTCCTATTCCTATTCCTATTCCTATTCCTATTCCTATAGAAAATAAGAATAAGAAGGGAACTAAAGGCGAGTTGTCTTCGCCTGAAGGCTCAGACGTCGCCTCTTTTGTTGGAGTTTATGTAACAAGCTTCCAGAAGCGCTACAAAGCAAGACCAGCTCTAGACCCCAAAGCGATTGGGTTGTGTAAGAAAATCGTCAAAGACCTGGGAGCTGCTAAGGCATCGGAGCTCATCCAAATCTATTTACAAATTGATGACCCTTGGTTTTTGAAGAAACACCACGATCTTGGAACTTTCAAAGAAAATCTAAACAAAGTAAGTGTCTCGGCGCAGACAGGACTTTTGCCCTCCGGGACCAAAGAGAAGTCTTGGGAAGAACAAATGGAAGAAATTAGAAAACGAGAACAAAAATGAATTTCAACGAGTTCAGTGCTCAGATCGCCAGACTAAGAATTGCCTACGGCGATAAATCGATGAATCCGGAAAAGGTGAATCTTCTTTGGAGAAGATTTGAGAAGAACGATCCCGAAACATTCAAACAGTGCGTTGATCACATCCTGCTTAACTGCAGAGCTGTTCCCATGCTGGAGGAGTTCTACGCAGGATTCAATTCAGCTAAGACGCACACAAAAAAAGCAAACGACTGTGAGATGTGCGCCAGCAGCGGGTGGATTCTTCCGGACGGTCCTGATTATCAAAAAGACGAAGAGGCGAGAAAAACCGCAGTTGCCATGAGGTGCGATTGTTCTGGCGGCGTTGTGGGGATTGTTTCTCATTTTAGGAGACCAGGGATTCAACAAGATTTAAAATTGGCAGACAGAATTGAAGAAAACTTTCGCAATGTATCCTGCGAAGAGTATAAAAAATATGGCTTTAAAATTAAAGACGGTAAAATTCATCCAGAAGCGTATCCGCGCCGCGACCGTCAGCCAACAGACACAAGACCAAAAGTTTCCTGTTATTCCGAACAAGACCAGAGAGACATGATGAAAACAATGAGGCTGAGAGTTTCTGGAAAAATTACAGACGACGCTTGGGAAAAGTTTCAGGCTGACGTTAAAAATAAATACGACAAGCACTACAACCAGCGGAGGGGTAAATCCGAAGCAGACCTCGCTAAACAACGAGCAGAAGATATTTTTGGTATTTAAAACAGGAGAAAATAAAAATGCATATGGTTGGCGATAAATAAATTCTGCGCCGCCTGTGGAACACACTCCAAAATTGGCCGCGCACACATTCGTACCCGTGGAGCTGGTGCTGGGTGGGAAGATTGGGAATGGATTTATCTCTGCAGAAGGCATCATCAGCTGCAGCACGTCAAGGGGTGGGCTTTTATTTGTAACGCATTTCCTAATGTGTTAGGAGAGTTGAAATCCAAGGGCTGGGAAATTGAGGAGATCTTTGGAGTCAAAAAAGTAGTTCGTAAATAGTGCGTCAGGAAACTGACATGACGCGAGTGGTTATTTCAAAAGGAGTGAAAAATGGAAAAAACACCTGAAAACGAGACCGAGACCAAGCCACAGAATGGTTTTAAATTTAAAAGGACTCGCGAAATCGATAGTCTGGACGAAAAGATCATCGCTTATTCACAGACGCACGTTATCCCACAGCACCGCGGGCTTTACATGCGAGTTTTGACGGGTGTCGCCCCCCCCATCAAAAGCGATAAAAGCAAAGTGTCAAAATTGTGTTGGTTACGAAGATATCAGAGAGCGAGTTGGCAGCTGTGCGTCAATAAAATGCCCGCTTCATCCATACAGACCATATCAGTCGAAGAATGAAGAAGATGCTGAAGACGAAACTTAGGGAGAAATTTAACCGGCGTTGCGCACTGTGTGAGTTCTTCCCATTTGAGTTATCCGGGCAGACAAACACGTGGCCGTACCAAGAGCTCGACACATGGCAAGCAATGACCTTTGAAGACGGGGCTCATGACAGAACAATCGCTGCTCCAATTTCAGATTTGATTGTTGGGAATTCAGAAGATAGTGAGCTTGTGATTTTTGGAATTAATTACATTGGAAAGTACCAATGGCAAGAAACAAAGTGGGTTTTATTTGCGAAACATTTAAGAAATAAAAAAGGAGAACAAAATGGCTAAAGTTACACACACACTAATTGCTCCAGCGGTTTACGTTGGAGGAGCTTTCGGACAAGGCAAAACAAATGCAGACGCGCTTTACGTGATTCTGGATAACGGCAAGGTTTACTGTCTTGATTTCAACGAAGAGAAAAAAGAATGGCAAGAAATGCCGGACGTCCCTGGGGTGAGCATATGATTCCATACACGCTTGCTGCGATAATTTATTTAGCCAGCGTTTATTTTTTAATTGGAATTCTTCTTCGGAGGAGCTGGTAGAAGCGAATTTTAATTAACAAAAGATAGGATTAGTTCAATGCTGACACAGGTAAAACAAGACACATTACGAACCGAGCTGTCGCATAGTAAAATAGTATCTATGAAAAAACTTTCCAGGGCGAAGGTCTGGTATGTCGATAATTCAGATAAATTCTACCCATCTATACGCCGCCGCAAAGGGTCTACCCCTATCGAAGATGTTGACGAATACCTCACGTTCTCCGAAGCTAAAAAACAGGTGCTTGAAAGCGCAAAAAATATTATTGAACATTGGAGAGAAATTGCAAAAGATACGAGAAAATTAACGAAAAAAGAGGCAGAAAAACAAGAGCCATGAAAATTAAACTCAAGCCACAACCAAAAATAGGTGACACGAGAACACTAACGAAGTTTGCATTTTTTCCAATCATAATAAACGGCTACTTGGTTTGGCTTGAGAAATATACAATCGAACAGGAACTAATCGATTCAGTTTGGTACGATCACGACAACGAAGGGCGGGCCGTTCATTGTGTGCATTGGAGCAACAAACCGTAAGAAAACGTGAAATGGAAAAAGAAATCACAATAGTCATTACTCAGCCAGACGGAACGCTTACAATAACGGCACCAATTCCAAGCGGTGCGACGGGTGGAAACGGTTCGTAGGTTCTGTTTAATGAAATGTGAATGTAAATACATCGGTTCGCACGACATCACCTTCTGCCACGGTCTTCGGTGCGGGAAGACGAACACCCGCGCTCGGTTCATCGGAAACAAGCATTGCGCAGTTCGTAGACCACGACGGCAAGTGCACTCATTACTGGCCAATTGAAGATGACAAAACGTAAAACAAAGTCTTGTTCTATCGACTTCTGCTGTAAACTTTATGCATGAACGTTAAGGTTATCTGGAATTCAAGGCTTATTAAGTTTCTCAATGATTGTTTCTCCAAGATTTCCGGGATGGAAATTGAGTACATCACATGGGGAAACATAATTAGAGCGCGGTCTAATATACTCCCAGAGAGGGACTTTATTCACGAATACACGCACGTAAAACAGTTCGAGGAATACGGCAAATTAGACTTCTGCATGCGTTACATCATAGGCTTTGTGGTGAATCTTTTTCACAACGGATTTAACTGGTCTATTTCCTATTCAAAGATCAAATTCGAACTCGAAGCCGTCCAGGCATCTACGCTGTTTATCTCTGCTCAAGACAGGGTCATTTATCAGGAGATCCTAAAAACGGCCCCGCCGAATGGGACTATTTAATCATAGTTTAATTAGTTGACTTCTATTTTGTAACACATTATAGAATAGTCATGAAACTAATTTTAGCTATTTTGATGGTGACCATTAGCTCTTGTTCTATTCTCCTAACTGAGGAAGATTACATCTTCAGAGAAGACAGAGCCGCTAACTTTATTGAGTGCTCTCAATGGGCAAGAGAAAGACACGGTAAACAGAGTGTTTCTTTAAACGCCCTCACCGACAGATGCATGGGAGCAAGGGGACATCTTTTAAAATAGATGGAACAAATCATAGCTGACTTTGTCCCTCACAGAAACGCATACGGACTCATGTGGCCGGAAGGGAAGATCTCCCAGAACGATGTCTGTGGAACTGCCTACTACGTCATTGCTCTATTAAAAAACCTAAAGTTTATCCCAGACGAAGAACAGCAAAGGCTTACCAAGGCACTGAATCAATACATTAAGCCAGACGGGCTAACGCTACGAACCCCCGTAAGTCTTGAGCTTGAATCAAATGACAACCTCGTAGCCTGGGGGCTTCTCTCCTCGGTTCTCCATCCGGGCTGGGCAACGCTTATCCTGGGCTTTGGAAGGCGTAACGGATGGATATATCCAGACACTCATGGAGGCATTGGCAGACGCTGGCTAGGCAGGCACAGAGCGCTTGAAGCCCACTTCATGATTGCCTCTAGACTTGAGAAACCAGACTTCATAACGCAAGGCTTCTGGATTCTATCGGTTCTACATTCCTGCTTTAGACCTAAAACAGACCAAGATAATTACTCACTTTCTAAGTCTCTTTGCTTTACGGCTCAGCACGCAGCATTAATGGGTCACTGTCCGCTACCGATGCTAGCCGCTTCACTTCTTTGGGAGCTTGTGTGGAAAGTAAGAGGCGTGACTCTTGCTACTAATCTAGAGAGCTACGGATGGAAAGACACACCTTGGGTCAAGTGGCTTTAGGAGACGAATCGTGGATTATAAGATGTGTGACAAATGTATGGGTGCTGGATACATTGAGGTCTTCAACGAAAAGGGCGGGATGGATTGGTTACACAAGGAAACATGTCCAGGCTGCAACGGATCAGGGGA